TTGTACTTGATCAAACCACGGCTGTTTGCTCATGGCCACAAAGTTTAATGTTTTATGAGTCCATGGATTTTTGGTCAAGCAACTTATCTTATGCGGTCTAGGAGTTACAATATCGGGACGTTGATTGTTTGGATCCCGCAACATACTAGCATAATATCTAGGCAGATGTACTATTTTAGCATGTTTATCGAAATGATAGCGATAATTTGCAGTGGTCAAAATAAACGCTTGTTGTAAATTTAATTCTGCTATCCAATCTAAGTATTCCAGTTCGTTGTCTTGTGGCCCGTATGTTTTATCAAATATTATTAATTCAGCACCGGGATTTTTGGCAATTTGTTCTACAATTACAGGTCGCTGGTCATCGCCGGGTAAACCATAACTGTTAACACGTATGGGTAATATTTTCTTTTTTGGGTAGAGCAAGTTATAAAAATACATTTGACAATTAGTGAAAAATCCTGTATAAATACTTATGTAGATGCCCGGGTGGGGTCTACACTAACAGTCATAACTTGCTTAAAATAAAGGAGAAAAACTATGACACAACTTGAAATTCGCACACTCGACTTACCTTCATTTGTCAATCAAATACATCGTCAGGCCATTGGGTTTGACAGCTTGTTTGAGCAACTGAATCGCAGTTTCGTCAACAGCAAAACAGACGGCAACTATCCTCCACACAATGTGGTCAGACTGGACGACACACACTATGTGATCGAACTGGCTGTGGCTGGTTTTGCTGAAAGCGAAATCGATGTAGAGCTCAAAGACCATGTTCTCACAGTCAAGGGCGAAAAACAAAAGAAAGAAGACGAAGTTGAGTATCTGCACAAAGGTATCAGCACTAGAAACTTTGTTCGCACTTTCCCACTGGCTGAACACATTGAAGTTCGTGGTGCCACTGTGAAAAATGGCATTTTGGCCATTGCTCTTGAACAGATTGTTCCGGACGAAGCCAAGCCTAAAAAGATACAAATTACATTTGCAAAATAAGTAATTATGTATTATAATAAAGGGGAAGGAACTTTCCCCTTTATTTTTATCATGAGCGAAACAATGTCAAAAACCAAAACACAAACAGTAGTTCGCAGTCGCATTGATCCAAAACTCAATGTAAAAGAACCACCACAGTTTAGAGTGGTTTATATCAACGATGAAACTACCACACAAGAATTTGTGGTTGAAACACTCAAGGTCATATTCAACTATGATGAAGGTGCGGCTGTGGCCTTGTGTATGCGAGTTCATGAAGAAGGTTCGGCAGTGGTAGCGGTACTACCTTATGAAATGGCTGAACAAAAAGGCATTGAAGTGACCTTGCTTGCTCGCAACAACGGATTTCCTTTGCAGGTCAAAATCGAAGCAGATCAATGATATTCAATCACATCAAACAACTACACGCCGATGGCAAAAAGATCGGCATCACATTCAGCACCTTTGACATGTTGCACGCTGGCCATATCGCCATGCTTTCGGAAGCCAAAAATCACTGCGACTATCTTATCTGTGGCTTGCAAACTGATCCCACCATAGACAGACCCGACACCAAGAATCGTCCGGTGCAGAGTATTGTGGAAAGACAGATACAGTTGGCAGCTTGTCGTTATGTGGATGAAGTAGTTGTTTACCAAACCGAACAAGACCTTGTGGACTTGTTGCTGATCTTGCCCTTGGATGTGCGTATCTTGGGTGTAGAATATGCTGAAAAAGATTTTACAGGCAAGGCAGAATGCTATCAGCGTGGCATTGAAGTCATATTCAACGATCGTGATCATTCATTCAGTAGCAGCAGTCTACGCAAACGTGTGGTAGAAGCCGAAACTCTAAAAGTATTGACAAAACCCAATTAATATAGTATAATACAAGCATGGATATAATGCTTGATTTAGAATCTTTAGGAACACGCCCAGACTGTGCTATTCTCACTTTGGGTGCTGTTAAATTTGATCCGTTTATTCCCGATGCGTTTGGCGACAGTTTATACTTACGTATCGATGTAGATGAACAGTTGGCCTTGGGTCGAGAAGTACAACAAGATACACTGACCTGGTGGTCAAATCAAGCAGAAGACGTCCGAGAGGAAGCCTTGGGAGAAGACAACCGTGTTAGCCTAGAGAGCATGTATCGACAACTAAACCGATTCACGGTTGGTGCGGAAAACATCTGGTGTCAGGGTCCTGCGTTTGACATTGTTATTTTAGAAAACATTTATAGACAACAGGGTTGGCCTACTCCCTGGCAGTTTTGGCAAATACGTGACAGTCGTACCTTGTTTGGGGTGCATGGTGATCCACGTGAAAAAGGTAAAGCTGGCTTGCATAATGCCTTGGAAGATTGCGTTAGCCAAGCACAAGGTGTACAAGCCATTTATCATGCACTTAAATTAGAAAAGCATACATACGCTCAAGCCATGGAAAAAGCATAATGCAAATCATTTGGAATGAAGAAGCCGCAAAAAGATTACAGAGCAATCAGACGGTGCTAGAACTAGAAACATTTTCAGTAGGAGATCAGACTATCACTGCCTACTGTGTAGTACCTGCTGAACAAGTGCTTCCAGATATAACACATCTGGACAACATCAAAGAATTACACCAAGCATTTATTGATGCATTCAACAACAAAAACTATCAGCTATGTCAGGACTTAGCTCCCGAACTGATTGGCCGATTTGGCGGCGAACTTGACACCTTCTATCAAGAAATTCTTAACAAATTAAAATAGCTAGTTAATTTACTCGTGTTCTTACTTAAATATAAGTAGGAGCTAGAGTATGCATAACAAAAAGAGAAAATACTCTGTAGTTGTGGCCCTGTGGTTGCCATTGGCAACCATGGCGGCTCCACTGCCAGATTTTCAATTCAAAAGCCCAAGTTTCACTGGAGTGGGTTACAGCAGCCATGTCTTGACTATTGAAAACCAAGAGTTTTCACGGCGAGCACAAGTGGCCAAAGACATCCAAGCGGCCATTGACAAGGCCAAATCTGACGCACAAAACACCAACATACAAAAGTTTCTAAACAACTTAGAGTCGCGTATCTACGCACAAATAAGTCAGAATTTAGCCACAGCCATGTTTGCCAACAACAACTGTACCAGTACCAACAGCGTGGGTTGTTCGGGCACACTCAACTTTGAAGGAAACACCATATTTTGGAACAAAGACAGTTCTAATGTCTACCTGCAGGTCACTGATACCATAGGCAATCAAACTACAATCACAGTGCCCCTGGGCACATTTCAGTTTGGGAATTAAATGCGTACATTATGCACCTTGCTCTTTGTTGCTATCTTAACTGGTTGTGCCATCAGTCAAAAAACTGATGTCACTGAATACCGGCCTGAACCCACACCCAACAAGATGCAAAAAGAATTTGACAGCCTGCCCCCACCCAATGGTAAAAAAGTCACTGTGGCAGTGTACAGTTTTGCCGACAAGACCGGGCAACGCAAACCACAGGCCAACATAGCCAGCTTGAGTTCGGCAGTGACACAAGGTGCCGAAGTGTTCTTGATCAAGGCCCTACAGGATGTGGGACGGTCACAATGGTTTGATGTGGTTGAGCGTGTGGGCATTGACAGCATAACCAAAGAACGCACTATCATACGTCAGATGCGTGAAGCCTATGAAGGCAAAGATGCCAAACCACTCATGCCCTTGGCTTTTGCTGGCATCATCATGGAAGGTGGCATCATTGGCTATGATTCATCCACTGAATCGGGTGGTGCTGCCTACAGATTCTTGGGCATAGGCCCACAGACACAATACAGCAAAGATACTGTGACCATAAGCCTGCGTGCCGTGAGTGTGAACACCGGACGTGTGTTGGTTGCCGTGAGTGTGACTAAAATAGTTTACAGCACAGCAGACAGTGTGGCTGTGCTAAAATATATAGATAATAAAAACATAGCCAGCCAGATATTTGGTGGAGCATCAAATCCTGGCAGTCCCACAGCCAGCATGTTTGAATTTGAAACAGGACTCACCATAAATGAACCCGGCACACTAGCAGTCAAGGCCACTGTAGAAGCTGCTGTGGTTGAACTGATCAAAGAAGGTGAACGCAAAGGTGTTTGGGAGTTTAAGAAAGAGGAGATCAAAAATGATGTCAAGCCTATTGCAACAGTTGCGCCAGCAATCACAGAACAACCAGTCAAAAAAGAACAAGCACAACCGGTTGCAGTCAAAACACAAGTTTGGCTACGAGAAGATAGTTACATCTTCAAAGACAAAATAGAAACCAGTCAACGTACCTGGCAGTTTAAAAAGAACACGGAGTTAACTGTGATCAATCGAGATGGCGATTGGCTACAGGTCAAAGATCATCAAGGAAGAGGTGGATGGGTTTTACAACAAGCAGTATCAGCAACACCGTTGGTTGTTGGGGTCAACGAACCAAAGGTCAAAAGCAGTGAAGCAAAATAAAGACCATGCATGGTCAAAAGGAAAAGTATTATGAAACAAACACTAGCCATAAAAATAACAACAGCCCTGCTAGGTTTTGTGATGAGTGTAGGTGTATATGCTACAGATAACAGCATTTACATCGATCAAACAGGCGATAATGCCACAATTTCTATCACACAGGACGGAACCGGAAACGTGGTCAGAGGTATACAAGGCACAGGAACCAGCAACACTACTCCAGCTGGTATCTATGGAGACGGCAACGAAGTCACAGTGAACCAGGTCGGCAGTGGTAATGTGCTGAACATGGGCATCAATCGTGGCACAGGCTCGGGGACCACTGGTAACACAGTGACCTATAGTGTCACAGGTAACTCAGCCGCAGGTACTATCAACCTTAACAATGCCAACGATAGCACAGCCGCAGGTAATACTGTCAGCATCACACAATCGGGCAACAATGCTGCCGCCAATCTTAACATCAGAGGCGACGACAACTCAGTGACGGTAAACACTGCAGGTGGAACTAACAACAGTTTCACTGGCACTGTAACAGGTGATACCAACACACAAAATGTTAGCTTAACTGGTGGTGGTGGTAACTCAGCCACAGTCACACAATCAGGTGATGGTAACAGTGCCATCATAACCGCAGTGGGTGCCAGCAACACATTTGGCATCACACAGTCAGATGGTGGACATACCACTGGTATCACGGTCAATGGCAGCAGCAACACATTCAGCGTGACACAGCAAGGTTCAGCAGCAGCCAATGTGTTTAACTACACCAGTAGTTCAGGCACTGGAAACTCGGTGACCATCAACCAACACGCCCGTTAATGGATATATAAATGGACATATAAATGTATAAGGGGAATCTACTATGCAACCTGATATTATGCGTACTCTTGCTGAGTACATACATGAACTACGCCAACGCGAGCACAATCGGAACCATAACGGAACAGACAGCCAACCCGCCTTCGATACAACGGTCGAAGACGACGCTCACTGGAACCCGGGGAACCAAAATGGAAATGCAGGACGCGGTAAAGACCACCGCGGGTAAAGTGGGCATAACCTTTGCCGACGACACCCGAGTACAGGTCAATGAAAACAGCCGCTTGGTCATTGATGACTTTGTGTATGATCCTAAATCAAGCAAGGGCGGTAAATTAGCAGTTAATGTGGTTGCAGGCACAGTACGATATGCTTCAGGACAGATAGCCAAAAATTCACCTCAAAACGTTGCTGTTAATACTCCCTCCGCTACTGTTGGTGTACGTGGTACAGACTTTACTGCTACTGTGGATGAACTAGGAGCTAGTACAATTATTTTATTGCCCAGTTGTCCACGTGGTTGGGTCAATGTAGAACGTGATTGTAAAACTGGAGAAATATCAGTCAGCAACGATGCCGGTAGTGTTGTACTCAATCGACCATTTCAAGCCACTAAAGTAGAAACACGCTCGAGTTTTCCCACACGTCCGGTCATAGTCAATCTCTCCCCTGATGCTATTAACAACATGTTGATAGTGTCACCACCACAAGAACTCAAGGAAGATCGAAATGCACAACGAGCCTCTGCTAAAGGAGCACTAGATGTGGATTTTTTACGAGAAAATGGCTTGGTCAATGTGTTGTCTACACAAGAAGAACAGTTCAGAGATTATCTCAGTACCAGTTTGTTGGATCAGGATCTCTTGGCCAATATCTTAGATATCATCAACGCACAGATGGCCGCACAGTTAAACTTGTTGAACACAACCAGCAGTGGACTACTACCGGACTATGTGGCCACCACAGGTGTTGTAGCATCAGTGGATGACTACTCAGTGAACTTGACCAGAGACGATGGAAGCAACGTTCAAAGCGTAACAGTGCCCAAGAATCAAAATTCAACCATTTACCAGATACAAGGATCAGTGGAGATCCGCAATCGTGTGAACTCGGGTGGCAACACTATCATAACATTGAGGCAGAACTGATGAAACAAGAAACCTTACTTATTGCTTTTTTATTTCTTCTGATGATGTCAGTGTTTGCTTGGGGAGCCGACAACACCATCAACATTGAGCAGATAGGTTCAAACAACACTACCACTGTCACACAGGATGGCACCGGTAATTCGGCCACAGTGACGTTGGGTAAAACATCTGATGTGGATGGCAGTTATATCACTATACTTCAACAGGGCAACAACAAAACAGCCAGCATAGAAATTAAAAGTGGCATCAACAACACCATATATCTCACACAACAAGATACTGGCAATCATACTGCCAACATACAGAATTTACACGGTAGTGCCAATGCTATCACTATCACACAACAGGGATCGGGCTCGCATGAGTTCAATGTGATTGGTGGTGCAGGTACCACCAACTCGTCCAATTCTATCACAGCCACCCAGACCGGCAACACCGGCAGTGAAAAGTGGTTTAATCTCAATATGAACGGTGCTACCGGCGCCACAGTAAATGTACAACAAGGTGGCACTGGCACCAATCAAAGCAGCATGAATGTTCAGTGTGCGGCAGGAACCTGTGGCTCATATAACTTTACCAGGAACTAGCATGATATCATTCACAGCCAGATACTTCCATCACGGTAAAAATGTCCTAGATGACGTGGGACTATATGTACAGGAACTGGGTGGCCATTTTGAAACGCATCGCGGACATGTGATAGAATTCTTTGTACCCCAAGAATACAGAGAGTTTGTCATAATTAAATATCCGTTTTTACGTGAAGTGGAGTATGTGCTATGATACCGTTAGGAATACCACCCTTATGCCAGGTACCAGGTTGTGAACACGGCGCACAAGTCT